CAAAGAGTTTGAGGGAGAGATTGATAATGCTGTTGCCAAGATCATGCAAGTTGGTGGTTACTACTTTAGAGAAAATGAATTGGCTAAAGGATTGGGCTATACCAACTCAGATAGACAAGTTGGGGTTAATGCTCAAGAGATCCAAAAGATCTTGCCAGAGGTGGTTACAAGAGCTCCTATAGATGATAAATACCTAACAGTTTGGTATGACAAGCTTGTTCCATTACTAATACAAGCTATCAAAGAACAACAAATGATGATTGAAGAACTGGCAAAAGATTCTCACTCTCCAAAAGGACTTGAAGATCTTGATGGATACCAAGCACTTAGCGAGAGGATCAAAAAGCTAGAGGAAGAGTAATGGCTTTTACTTGCAAACATATAAATCAAACTGAACTGCAATCATTGATAGATTCTGGAGAAGTAGAAAGATTATATGAAGATTCCAAAGAACATATAGAGAATGGCAACTATGTTTATAATTCGGGATCTGAAATATCTGATGAAGAAAAGCTAGATCATTGGAAATCATTAATGACTTCTTTTGCTAGTGGAAAAGTTTTTGATAAAGATACTTTTACTTATTACTGTTTGGCAACTTATAAAGATGATGTTCTATGTATGATGTCAGCAACCTATTTTGACTCAGCAGATAATTCATATAACTATACTCATGCTCTGCTTGGTAAGATTGATGGATCTAAAGCTTATGCTTTTTCAACTGATTTCTTTACTCCACAATCAACACTTATGAAATCTGTAGGTGCTGATAAGATGGTATTTTATTCAGTCAAAGGTGGTTCATTATCATTTAGATCTCTTACAGCTCAAGGGAGCCCAGGACTATTTGACTATGATCAGCTCAGCCAAGAAGAAGTAAAAGATGAATATGAGGTAGATAATCCAGATATAGAAGTTGCAGAGACAATGGATGGATCTACAAAAACAGATGATGCAAAAGAAAAGATTAAGATCTCCAGAGAAGAGATTAAAACAGTAAGGATTTTAAGATGACAAGATTAGCCCAAAACAACATTCAAGCTGATGGCATTGGAGATGTGTTTGAGGATTTATCTGGATCTGGTAGAAACTCTGCTGTTGATATAGGGACTGTAGATACTTATCAAGATAGATCTCCTTTATTGAATGGATCAACAAGATCCGGGAGACAACCTCAAGGAGCAATCCAATATAATGATTTTAGGTCATCATTTGCAGTTGAAGGAGGTTTTGGAACCTATACAACAGGGGTTGGTAAAAGTGCTATTAGTCATACAGTTACGGGTTGGGGAACTGTTGGTGGTATTCAAGCGGCAACTGGTAATCAGCTCTCTTCTCAGATGGGAACTCTCTTTGATGGGACTACTACATATACCACATCTGCTAAACCATTCAGCCAATTAAATTCTGGTTTTGATAGTAACAAATGGCTTAGTGCAATAGTTACAGATTCTTCTGTTGAGTTCTTTACTAACATTGTCATTCTCAAAATTGTGTTTGAGGGTGGTGGTGCACAAACAGGTGATACAGATTGGACAACCCTTAACTTCAAACAAGATGGTCAATCCAATGTTAGTAATGTTCTGGATTACACTTCCCAAGGACCTGGAGGTAGTCAAGCCAGAACTGGTATGACTGTAACTACTGTTTCAAATAGAATTGTATATACAGTAGGACTAGCAAGTGGGATAGGTCCGGCTAGTAGATACTTTCAAAGTGGGGGCAATACATTAGGTTATAAAACTTGGATTCAATTTGTCTAATATCTTTTATTTGAAATAGGAGATATACTTTAGAAAACTCAGAGGAGTGCTTATGAAATCTATATGGCAACTTTGGAGTCAAATACTTGAACCCAGCTTAGTTGATAAAATAATTAAAGAATGTGAATACTATAGTCCTATGGAGGCCAATACTGGTCAAGGAGAAGAATCACAAAACAACAAAAAAGTCAGATCCTCAGAAGTAAGATGGATCAATCCAAAAGATCCAAAGTCTTTGTTTATAACAGATCTATTATGGGAGTATGTAAACCAAGCTAACAGAAATGCTTTTGGTGTAGATGTAAATCAGATCTTTGATATTCAATACACAAAATATCATGCAGAAAAGAATGGTCATTATGATTGGCACTTTGATACTTTCTGGGGCAACAATTCCGAATGGGATAGAAAGCTAAGCATTACTATACAACTTTCAGATCCCAAAGATTATGAGGGTGGAGAGTTTCTTTTAGATCCACAATATGAACAACCAGATCCAGATGCAATAAAGCAGAAAGGATCTATCCTAGTCTTTCCATCTCCTATACTGCATAAGGTTAAGCCAGTTACTAAGGGGACAAGAAAAAGTCTGGTGGCATGGGTGGAGGGTCCAAAATGGAAATGATAAAAACTTTTATAGAGATTGGGACAAGTGATTTTGATACTTGTTTAGATCTGGTCAACAATGGAGAGTGGACTGGAATTATGGTAGAACCATCCCCACCATATTTCAAAAGCTTACAAGAGAAAGTTCAACAGTCTTTGTATCCAGATAATGTTTGGTTAGAGAATGTTGCTATAACAGATTACAACGGAATGACTGCTTTTACAGTATCAAAACAAGATGGTCCAAAGTGGGTAAGAGGTATCTCATCTATAACAGCTCCACATCATAAGGGATCAAGATTGTTTGATAGACCAGAGAATCAGAAATGGGTTGAGGAACATACAGAAGTTCCATGCATGACTTTAAATAGTTTGATTGCTAAATATAACTTTGAGCATATCAACTATCTAAAGATTGATACAGAGGGACATGAGCTGAATATAATTGAGAGTTATGATTGGGAGATCAAACCAGATTTCTTAAAGATAGAGCATGATCATATTGATGATATTTATTTGGCATATCTTCTTAAAGAACAAGGCTATACAGTCTATACAGAGAAGTCTGATATATATGCAATAAGATGAAAAAACTTGTCATATCACTTTTAAAAAGAACAGATAGAAAAAGAAACTTCCAGAAAAATAATCTTGAGGATTATGTTTGGGTTGATGCTATTGATGGATCTCAGCAGATCTTTAGAGATTGCAGATCAGCTCCCGGCTGGAAGAATCCTTATAATGGGAGACCTCTTCTACAAAATGAAGTTGCTTGTTTTCTATCTCATGCCAAGGCTTGGAAGATTGCAGCTCAATCAAAACAGCCAGTCATAATCATGGAAGATGATGCAGTTGTTAATGACTATATCTGGGATGAAGAGTTTTATGAGGAAGTCATAAGATCTGATTATTGTGATTTCTTATATCTGCAAAGAAATGAGAATGAGCCAATGGATGTTGGTGGATGTCCAGAGCCTTTGCATAAAGATCTCAACAGATTCAAACAAAGACCAGCTTTGGAAGTTCCATCTTTTCCATACAACTTAACTGCATATTGTATAACTCCAGAAACAGCTAGATATTTATTACTTAAAATGGACAAGAAAAATATGATGCCAGTTGATGATTTTGTTCCGGGTTTGTTTAAAGATCCAAGTTTCAAACCTTTAGCTTTAGTTGAGGATTCATGCAATCAAGTAAGTAGAGATTCATGGAGTGATACTGATATAGAAAGAAGTCCAGAATTTAAAAACTTTAAGATCCATATTCTTACTGTAGGAGACAAGGAGGAGCTCTGTAACAAGCTAAACACATCTGCAAGGAAGTTTGACATTACTATAAAAAACCTTGGCTTAAACAAGGAATGGAGAGGAACAGATATGTCTGGACCTGGTGGAGGTCAGAAAGTAAATCTACTAAAAGAATATATACAAGATCTACCCAATGAGGATCTGATTTTGTTTACAGATGCTTTTGATGTTTTCTATGCTGATGACATAAATACTATTTATGAAAGATATAGAGATCTATCAGCCAAAGTTATATTTGGAGCTGAACTGTATTGTTGGCCTCAAGAAGATCTAGCAGATGCACATCCACCAAGTAAGACTCCATATAGATATTTGAATAGTGGCAATTTCATGGGAACAGTCCAAGAATTAAAAAGAATGTTGAGATATAACCAGATAAAAGATGATGAGGATGATCAATTATTTTTTCAGAATATTTTTATTACCAACACATCCAGAATCAAGATTGGAGATGAAAATGCATTTGACATTAGGCTAGATTATGAATGCTATCTTTTTCAAACCCATGATGAAGATGTTGAGATCCTAAATGGTCAGCTCCACAATCCAAAGACTCTATGTTGTCCATGTATTTATCATGGTAATGGTGGAGATGAT